ATCACCGTAAACGAACGGTTAATTTATTTTAGAAGTCAAGCCAGTTTTAAAGGGTGGCAAATTATCGAAACAATTGTTTCAATAGATGACAAAGAAGGAATTTTTAAAGTTTCTTTATTTAATGACAAAGGTCACGAAATTGCAAGCGCTCACGCTCAGGAATACCGGGATTCAAGTTATATCAATAAAACGTCATTTGTTGAAAATGGATTTACTTCGGCATTGGGCCGCGCGTTGGGTTATTTAGGTATCGGAATTGATACTTCGATCGCATCGGCTGATGAAGTAAAAAACGCTGTAAGCAATCAAAAGCAAGCAACGGCAGAAGATGACCGTAAATGGTTAACAGAAGCGCAATTAAACGCAACATTAAAAGCAACTGAAGATCAGGCGCAAAAAGTAATGAAGACGTTTAAAATGAAAAAAGAGTATAGGGAAAAAATAGTAAATAAATTTAATTTAAAAAAGTAAAAAAATGAGTACAACAGACAAAAAATTTGCAGACGGGTTTTTAGTAAAAAGAAATGATTCAGCACCTGAATTTGTTTTAGCGTCGTTATCTTTAAAAGTAGACGAAGCGATCGGATTTATTAAAGCAAACGAATCAAACGGTTGGGTTAATATCGATCTTAAAAGGGGTCAATCCGGTAAATGTTACGCCGAATTAAACACTTGGAAACCTAAAACGCAAGAAGTAAATACAACGCCTAAAAGCAGCGATTTACCTTTTTAATTATTGTTATTTGAATTATTTTAAAAGTGCGGTTTCAAAAGGGATCGCATTTTTTTTGTGAATAGTTTTGTAAAATGAAAATATTTTTTTACTTTTGGAAAAACATTAAGGGAGTTCGATTCCCGTTAACTATCAAAAAACAAAATTATGAACGATCAAATTAAATTTTTAGAATTTAGAATTAAGGCAATGGAAAAACGAATTGCAGATTTAGAACAAACAGTAAAAGAACAAAACAATTTTATTTTAGGCGAAACAAACGATTAATTATGAAGACAAAATTTGACAGCAACGAAGTTTATCATTCATCGCCGGGCATAAGCGCCTCGGGATTGAAAACAATATTTAAAAAATCGGTTTATCACTTTTTAAACCAAAAACCATTTGAATCGTCGGCAATGGCCTTGGGGTCCGCGGTACATTGTGCAATGTTAGAACCGGAATTGTATTACAAAGATTATCATGTAATGCCAAAAATTGATCGCAGAACAAAAGCGGGAAAAGAAGCGTTCGAGATTGAAACAAAAAAAGCCGAAGGCAAATTGCTTTTATCTTTTGACGATCATAATAAAATAACTGAAATATTAAAAAATTTTAGAAATCACGATTTGGCGCAAAAGTATTGCAAAGGCGAAATTGAATTGTCGCATTATGCAAAGCACGAAGAAATAGACGTTCGAGTTAGGCCCGACGTTTTAAACAAGGTTGAAAATTTTATTTCAGACGTTAAAACTTGTCAAGACAATTCGCCGAATGCATTTAAACGCGACGTTTACAAATACGGATACCATTTACAATGCGCATTTTATTCGGATATGTTAGGCGTTCCGGCTGAGAACTTTCGATTTGTAGCGGTCGAAACAAATTATCCGTTTTCGGTTGAGGTTTACGGTTTAAGCGAAGAAATGATCGAACAAGGTCGAAGAGGTTGGCAAAGGGCATTTAATGATTGGAAAATATATGTTGAAACTGGAATAATTTCGGGCTATATATGGGCTAATTTTTCAGAAGACGGAAGTTTAATTTTATAAAAAAAAACTATGGAATTAAGAAATATTATTGAAGACGTAAGCGAATGTTTTGAAATTGATATAACAAAAAATTCAAGAAATAGAGATGTTGTATATACAAGGGCGATATATTATTGGTTGGCAAGAAAAACAACAACGAAGTCGACGGCTGCAATTGGTGGCGCTGTTGGTCGAGATCATTCGTCGGTTTTATATTCTTTAAAAAATTTAGACAACTGGATGAGTTTTGAACCAGTTTATAGAAAAAAGTTCGACAATTTAAAAAAGAAGTTAATAAACGTCGTAACTGTTGAGAAAATTACAACAGATAAAACGGAATACAAAATTAAATTGCTTAAAATTGCAAAAGATATTTTAATAAAAGAAGTTGAAATATTAAAAAAAGCAAAAAATAAAAGCAATTAAAATGAAGGTAACAATTAAAAAAGTAAAAAAAGATCATTACAAAATCAATATCAAAACCGAAACCGGTGAAATAAATGAAGTATTTGAAAGATCAGAAATTAGACACATTATCCAAACATTAGATAATAAAATTTAAAATGCGCAAAGGGAATCCATTTGAAAAGTATTTAAAGGGCGAAGATTTACTTCAACGCGCTGTTATGAATTACATAATTATGGTTTATCCTGATGCAATTTTTACGCACCCAATGAATGAAGGCAAACGATCACCGTTTGAACAATTCAAAATGAAATATTTGGGAGCGAAACCCGGAATTCCTGATTTATTGATTTTTACGCCAAATAAAAATAAAGGCGGTTTAGCTATAGAATTAAAGTATAAGTATAACAAACCAACACCGAATCAAAAAAAGTGGCTTAAATGGCTTGAAAATAGCAATTGGACGGTAGCTTGGCACAACAATTTTGACGATTGCGTCGAAACTATAGATAAATATTTTAAAAATGAAATATAAATTGCAAAAAAAATGAAATACAAAGGGGTTTATTTTGATGACACAAATCAAAAAATTAGATGGACGCAATCAGGTGCGGACAAATTAGCAGTAACTTATGAATATGTAGGATCTTCAACAAGGGTTGAATTTGATCTTTTAATCGAATTGCTTTGGTATAAATACGAAGATTCGCATATTGACATGAAAGATTTAAAAAAGGTTTTTAACGAATTTCGTGTTTTTTGTGACAAAATAAAATATAATTACATTTTGTAACGTTACTTTTATTATCTTTGAAATGTTGAGTTGCGGCAACAGAAAAACTTTATAGATACCCTATTGATGACGCGCCCGCAACCGCTGATTCGATAGGGATATTTTTTTTACAATATGGAAATAAACAAAATTTACAAACCGAAAAAATTTTCACGCTTTACAATAATACCGAATTCGATATTCAGGCACAAAGGAATTTCTTCAAGTGCAACCGGTCTTTATTGTTGGTTATTTTCACACGAGGCAAAAACAGAAATGACCGTTCAATTTATTTGCGGACATTTTAAAGATGGCAAAGATGCGATAAATAAGCGCCTAAAAGAATTAATTCAGACGGGTTTTTTGGTACGAAAAGAAGTAAGGAACAACGGTAAATTTGCCGGCTATAACTACTATTTAAACGACAAACCTAAGAAATCCACCGCAGCGGGAAAAACCGCGACGGTAAAAACCGCAACGGTGAAAACCGCGACGGTAAAACCGGCGCCGGTAAATCCGCAACAAAGTAATACTATAAACACTAATGTAATAACTAATAAAGAAATATTAAAAGAAGAAATACCCACAAAATCGAAAGCGCCTTTGTTTAATGAAATCGTTTTAAAGGCGTTTCCTCATTTTGTAGAACTATTTCCTAATAAGTATAAACCAACAACAGACAGCCAAAAAATGCGATGGTTGGATTGCTTGGATAAAATTCAAAGGATTGATAAATACGATTTGCGGGATGTTTACAATGTTGCAAAAGATCTTCGAAACGATGAGTTTTGGCAAACTAACTTTTTAAGTATTTTAAAATTTAGGAACTTAGATAAAAACGGAATTAAATATATCGATCGTTTTATGATCAATCAAAAGGCGAAAACAAAACCTTCAGGTTACAAAAAAGTGAAAGGCCTTTTAGAATATTTTATTTACACAAGTGCGGCGGATGGATCCAAAGAATTGGGCGCAAAAACAAAAGCCGGTCAATTGTTTGAATTTCATATTAGGCAACTAATGCAAACTAATGAGTTTAACGAATTAAAAAAACACGTTTTAGATGGAAATAAATAAAATTTATAAACTGGATAAATACGAACAGCAAATTATATCGTTAATTGCTCAAATGCGACAATCTAACAAAGAAAAAACTGGTTGGGATGGTTCAGGTAGGGTCGCACAGATTGGAGGCGTTAATTTGAACGTTTTGGGTTTTGGTGCTGAATACATTTTTTGTAGGGAAAAGAATTGTTTTCCTGATTTTGAAATTAAAAATACTTCAAAGAGGCAAAAAACAGACGATTACGACGCGAATTGGACCGGGTTTACTGTAGACGTAAAAACTTCAAAGAAACAAAATCCGTTGATGGTTCCAGAGTACAACAAATGCGATGTCGACATTTTTGCATTTTTCATTTGTGAAAAGTATCCAAACTATCAGTTCAAAGGTTACGCAACAAACGAAATGATCTTTCAAGAAAAGAATTTAAAACAAACGCGCGTTATGGCGTACTGCTTAGAACAAAAGCAACTTTTGAGCGAAGACGAACTTTTATTTTTAAAATATTCTTTGTAATTAAAGAAATATTTTTAATTTAGCAAAAACAAAACAAAATTATGAAATCATTTAACGACTTAGGAATTGACGTCGGTAACAAAACGGCGGGAAAAATTAAAACGCAATGTCCAAAATGCAGCGCGACACGAAAAAACAAACGCGACAAATGTTTGTCTGTAGATGTTGAAAAGGGACTTTTTAATTGTCACAATTGCGGATACAGCGGAACAACTAAATTTCAACAAAAGCCGGAATACATAAAACCGCAAACAATAAAATTAAATTTATCCAAAGGATTAATTGATTGGTTTGGGAAACGTGGTATAAGTGAAACGACTTTGGCCCATTGGAAAATCGGCGAATCAATAGAATATTTCCCGCAAGTTGGTAAAAAAAGAACTGCAGTAAATTTTAACTACTATAGAAAAAACGAGTTGATCAATGTAAAATATCGGGACGCTGAAAAAAACTTTAAAATGGTTTCAGGCGCTGAATTGGTTTTTTACGGATTGGACAATATTGTTGAAATGGATACCGTCTACATTGTCGAGGGTGAAATGGACGCTTTGTCTTTGCACGAGGCCGGAATTTATTCCGTTTGTAGTGTACCCAATGGCGCATCAAAAGGAAATGCACGTTTGGAATATTTGGACAACTGTTTTGAATATTTTAAAGATAAAAAACAAATTATAATTTGCACCGACAACGACAACCCGGGAATCGAACTCCGAAACGAATTGGCCCGAAGGTTTGGCGCCTACAAATGTAAATACGTTGAATTTGGTGAATACAAAGATCCTAACGAGATTTTAATATCTAAAGGCGGTGAAGCGTTGCGACAAGTTATAAAAGCCGCTAAAAACTTCCCGTTGGAAGGCGTTTTAAATGTCAATGATATTTGGCAAAACGTTTTAAACTACAACGAAAACGGTGTTAAAAATTATTCAATAGGTTTACCTAATTCAGATAGTTATTTTAAGTTAGCATTGGGCGAGTGGACCGTTGTTACTGGAATACCAAATTCCGGAAAATCCGACGTTGTAGATCAAATTTGTTGCAATATGGCGGTCAATCATGGGATGCGTTGCGCTATGTTTTCGCCGGAATCATTTCCATACGAAGGCCATATAAAAAGGATCGCGAACAAATTAAACGAAAAGAATTGCGACAATAACGATTTAAATTTAACAAAGGATTTTATAGAAGATAATTTTTTTTGGGTCAAAATTGATTTGGAAAATCTAACGTTGGAAGGTATTTTAAATGCGTTTCGTGAATTGGTATTTCAAAAGGGCGTCAACGTGGTTGTGATTGATCCTTGGAATATGCTCGATCATTCAGCGCAACGAGATCATTCGTATATCGGAAAAGCGCTTTCACAAATAACACAATTTTGTCAGCAAACAAATACGCATTTATTTTTAGTGGCGCACCCGCGAAAAATTGAATCGGAAAATGGAAACTATAAAAAACCGACGTTGTATGATATTTCAGGAAGTGCGGATTT